TCAAGAGGAAAAACCTGCCCGACAACACCTGTCTTGGTATGATGAGTGACCTGTTCGCCCGCAAAGAGCCGCCCCTCTCTCAACTCATAATCGACTTAAGAAAGCACACCATGCCCACGATAGAGAAGAACATCAAACAGGGAGCCTATCAGGGCGCAAGTGAGGAACATATTCGCGGCTATGTAAGGATGTTGGGGAAATGAACGAACCTGTCACAATAGCCTGCAAGCGTATTGAGGATGCGCAACGGCAAGGCGACATGTTCATTCAAGGAGTGGCCGCATGACCCCCGAACAAGCCCGCAAAGAAGAACGAGAAGCAATCGTGGAATGGTTGTGTGAACGGTCGTTGCGTGATCCAAAATCAGAATGGCCGTTTTGGAAGTTGATACTTTGGGGGGTGTTCAATCCGCTCCGGTTGCGTTCGTTAAGGGACAGGGTGGAATTTGTTCTCGAAACAGCATTGGCAATCCAGCGCGGCGATCACAGGGAGGGTAAAGATGGCTAGACCTGAACTCACAGAAAACGAAACAAAGGTGTTTCGCGCGCTGTGGTCTGCTGCTGAACGCGAAGAGCCATGTCCTACGGTTGATGACTTGCGAGACCTTCTCGATTTCAGTTCATGCTCAGGAACGGTGCAAATCGTTCAACGCCTCGAAGAAAAGGGTTTGATTGAAGTCCAGCGATTCCAACGCTCTCGCCAAGTTTGTATAGTGGCAACAGGAAAATGCACTGCAAGACCAATCAACACAGCGCCACACTGGCGGGACAGGCCAAAGGAAACGCCAAGCCCGTCCATCGCCATTGTCCGCGAACGCAAGCCAAATCTGGCTGGTGAAATTATGGCTTGGGCAGGAAGCAGAAACGTAGCCTATGCAGATGCTCTGGCTGATCTGGTATTTGTAGGCTGGGAAGTGGAGAAGGCTCGTGGCTGAAAAAGGGCGTCCTACTGACTTCCGAGAACAGTTTGTTGAGCAGGCTCAAGCCCTTTGCAAACTAGGCGCTACGGATATGGAATTGGCAGAATTTTTCAAAGTTGATGTGCGAACAATCTATCGCTGGAAGCACGCGCACGAAGATTTTTGTCAGGCAGTCACGTGCGGAAAGGAAGCCTGCGACGACAGAGTTGAGCGTTCGTTGTATAATCGTGCTGTTGGTTATGACCACGCAGCGGTGAAGATATTCATGCCATCTGGTGCGGATCAGCCGGTTTATGCGCCGTACACTGAGCATGTCCCGCCTGACCCCGGAGCAGCATTGAATTGGCTCAAGAATAGACGCGGTGATGTATGGCGTGACAGTAAGACCGTCGATCTTGTCAATGCGGAGCAACTGATAGAGGTCCTTAGAGAGCGTCGTTTGAGGGCAGCTAATGCTGGGTGACTACCATTTACAAATGGCTGAGGATGTTGCCGGGTTCACGCACGACCCGCTCGGCTATTGCCTCTACGCCTTTCCTTGGGGTGAAGGTGAATTGATAGAAGCCAGTGGCCCCCGCGCATGGCAGGCTGACACTTTCAGAATAATACGCACCCATTTGAGTAATCCGGAAACCCGCTTCACTCCGCTGCGCATAGCGGTGGCCTCTGGGCATGGTATTGGCAAGTCCGCTTTGATTGCGATGATATGCAAGTGGGGTCTTGATACGTGTGAAGACACGCGCATTGTCGTTACTGCTAACACCGAAAGCCAGTTGCTCACAAAAACTAGCCCTGAGATAGCAAAGTGGGCGCGTTTGGCGATTACGCGGGATTGGTTCAAGCCGACATCAACGGCGCTCATTTCGACAATGGCTGGCCATGACAAGGGTTGGCGCGCTGATCTGGTAACATGGTCTGAGAACAATACTGAAGCGTTTGCAGGCCTGCATAACCAAGGCAAGCGGCTGATTGTGATTCTGGACGAAGCCTCAGGCATTGCTCCCAAGGTTTGGGAAGTCATACTCGGCGCGCTGACGGATGAAAACACCGAGATAATCTGGATAGCGTTTGGGAACCCGACACAAAACTCAGGTTCGTTCCGTGAGTGTTTTGGGAAATACCGTCATTTGTGGCACACACGACAAATTGACAGCCGCACGGTGGAAGGGACCAATAAAGCCTATTTGCAAGAGATTTGTGATACCTATGGCGAAGACAGCGACATTGCCAAAGTCCGGGTCCGAGGCATGTTCCCCTCTGCATCATCCATGCAATTCATTGGTTCTGATTTGGTAGAGGCTGCGCAACGGCGTGAAGTTGAAACCATAGGTTCTGATCCTGTTATTTTTGGGGTGGATTGCGCTCGATTTGGTGACGATCATTCCACGCTGGCAATTCGTTGCGGTCGTGATGCGCGGTCTCGGCCATGGAAGCGATGGGTGAAGCAAGACAGTATGATGCTGGCTGGTGATATTGCGTTGGAGGCAATGAAGTGGAAGCCTGATGCAATCTTTGTGGACGCTGGCAACATCGGCGCTGCGGTTATAGACAGGCTTCGCCAGCTTGGCGTTGAAAATGTCCGCGAAGTCTGGTTTGGCGGCGAAGGGCGGGACGCAGAGATAGAACCTGGTGTGAAAGTGCGCACTGCAAACAAGCGCGCTGAAATATGGGCCAACATGAAGTCATGGTTGGCGCGTGGGGCAATTCCAGCTGACCAGCAGCTTGTCGATGATTTGACCGGGCCGCTTTATTCTTTTGCTGCTGACGAAACGCGTATTCAGTTGGAACGCAAAAAGGATATGAAAAAACGCGGGCTTGCCTCTCCTGATGACGCTGACGCACTGGCGTGCACATTTGCAGAGCCGGTAATGCCCCGGACTATTCCCGGTTATCTCAATCCTGAAAATTATGGTGTCACTCATGCAACAGACAGATACGCTGAACTTGGCTGAATTTGAGCGCTGGTGCATTCGCAACGGCTTGGACAGGTATTGGGTTCGAAGGAATTATGCGGCCGTTCTCATTGCTTTCGAACGCGGGGCGGAAATAGGCCCTGATATTCGCCCCTCTCCACCCTATGACCGAAACCAAGAGATATAGGCGCGATTCAACCCTGAAAGCCTAGGCAATAACACGCTCCCATGATTGGGAGATTGTTCCTTGTGTATGCCTAAAACACCGGACGTTCCGACCGTCCCTGAGCGCCAAGCTGTAAAACTACCGGACGCTGGTGCGCCTATCACGAAAGACGCGTCATTTCGTCGCCGTGCAATCATGGCTGGGATTATGACCGGCCCGCAAGGTGTCTTGGGTAATCCAAGCGTCACAAAGCCGACGCTTGGATGAAGGAACTACGGGACAAGTTGGGCCGTCGCCTGACGGGCATGAAGTCAGTTCGCACGGATTATGAAACCGAGTGGAAGGATATTGCTCGTTTCGCGCAGCCTGCTCGTTCTCGCTTCCTTGCAACAGATACCAACAAAGGCGGTAAGCGTCGCCAAGCCAACCGCAAGCTATTGGATAGCCATGGGATTGAGGCATTCCGCACGCTGACAAATGGCATGACAAGCGGGTTGTCTTCCGCGTCTCGCCCTTGGTTCTCTCTCAAACTGGAAGATGAGGAATTAGCAGAAAGCGCCGCCGCCAAGGAATGGATGAGCGAAGTCGAGCGCCGCATGTATTCGTTCCTTGCCAAGACTAATTTCTACAGCGCGGTCAAGACCGGCTATGCTGAAATGGGTCTATTCGGCACTGAGGCAACGGTGATGATGGAACATCCTGTGAAGGGTGCTGTCTGCCATGCTCTGACTGCTGGCGAGTACTGGATTGCGCTGTCCGATGCTCAGGTGCCTGAAGCGCTTTACCGCTCTTGCCCTATGAGTGTTCGCCAAGCGGTGCAATCGTTCAAAGGCGCTGTTAGCCAGCGCGTGAAGTCCTGCTACGATCAATCGCGCTATGATGAGATTGTCGAAGTCTATCAGGCTGTAGAGCCTAATCCTGACCATATCCGAGGAAAGCTAGGCTCGAAGCCTTGGTTGTCGGTTTATTGGGATTCTCAGGACAAGCCTGACAGCGTTCTGCGTCAATCAGGTTTTGAGGAACAGCCATTTTGGGCACCACGTTGGGATGTGGCTGGTGGTGATACCTATGGCTATTCTCCGGGCATGGAAGCCCTGCCAGCGCTCAGGGAATTGCAGCTTCAGGTAAAGCGCCGCAATGAAGCAATCGACGCGATGGTGCATCCTGAAAAGATTGCGCCTCCGGGTATCCGGCTAACCGGGCAGCCGCGTAATGTGGTGTCTGCGTCCAGCGTCGATAAAGACCAAATCATTGTCCCTTACCAGATGCCGTATCAGGCGGTAGCGGCGATTGGCGAGGAAGTGGTCAAGTGCAAGGAACAGGTGAACAGCCTGTCTTACGCTGATTTGTTCAACGCTATCACAAACATGCAAGGCATTCAGCCGCGCAACATTGAGGAAATAGCTTCTCGCAATGAGGAGAAACTGACGCAGCTTGGGCCTGTTATCGAGCGCGTTTCCAATGAGAAATTGGAAGTGGCAATTGACCGCTCATACGGGATTATGATGCGCGG